ACCAACAAGCTCAGTGCGAATAACAAGATCGTCATCCCCACTAATGGCACCATCCAACTTCTCTTTGAGCCAATTCGTCGCATGGATACCTAACTCCTTTTCTTCCAGGTCCCTCGTCCTCTTCTCTGGCGTATCAACGCCTGCAACTCTAACTCTTTCTTTCTTGAATAAATCAAACCCAAGATCAATGGTGACATCAATAGTATCGCCGTCAACAACACGGTTTATCTCAACTACCCTGAAGTTGTAGCATGATTTCCTGCTTGGCGGTGTCATCGCTCCCATAGTTCATCTCCTGTGATTCTACTGATACTGCTATACCTATAATTGTTGTTGCTGCTGCAATGACAGCACCAGCACCTGCAATCCACATTTCTGTTTTGCGGATTCTTGAGCGTAACTCATTGAGTTTTTCCTCAGTCTTATCTATACGACTATGGACCATCTCAATCCGACGAATGGCATTCTCTAGGGTGCTATCAATAACAGAAACATTTGATGTTTCTGCTTCAAGAGCATGAATTCTTTCACGATAACTTTCAATCTTGCTTTCTAATACGGCAAGTTTAGAGTCCTGTTCAGCATCCTTATTCGTCAGGTCGCTCATCTTCCAATTCCTCAAAAGCGAGTTTCATAATTGTATATATGTAGTAACCAACTCCAGCAAGGAGTATCAATAGAGAAATAATGATACTCCAAGTTACATCATTAACATCATTAAGTGGTCGTAGTAAAAGATTCATATTACTTTCTCGATTGCATTTTGTAGTTCTCTCGAATGCTCTAACTCATCATTCAAAATGTCAAGGATTTTGTCATCATGTCCATTATCTGCAAGATACTTGGCATACGTTGCGGCAGCATGAATCTCTACTTCGTAGGAGAGATGGTAAGCAGCGCGAGGAGCCACCCAATAATAAACCACGTTGATCCAATAATAGATAAGGACGAGGTGCTTGGCAAAGAAACGATCAATCCAATAACGATTACCGCCCCTACTTTCCATATATTCCAGATGTGATGTTTCATTGATACTCTGCTCGAAGTGTTGAATCATGAGATCTATGTGCTCAGGACCGCGAAGTCCCATACTTTCTCTGAAATGTAAAACACTCAAAAACGCAAAATAAGGTGCCCGAGCAATCTCCTCAAGCACCCAGAATCTCTGATAATCTCTTCCTCGATACAGGTAATCAATGATCGAAATCGTGATTCCTAAAGCGAATGTGTTTAGTCTTTCCATATGCAAACAGGCATATGTAACTATCTATATGCCCCTATTACTCTCTTCAGATGGAATGAGTTGATATGCTAACTTGTCCCTAAGTGCGTTAATACGGTCTTCATCATACTGTTGAAAGTTGCCTCTTTTCTCAGTTTTTTTGTAGTAATGAAGCGCATTATGGATGATTGTAAAATCCTCCATCGTTAAGTCAAATTTCATCGCAATCTCCCATCATTGTTGCAATGTCTCCCCCAATGTCAGCACCAGTATCTTGTCCGAGCATAACTGCCCATCCAGAGATCAACCAACCAACATAAGGAATACTTGTAAACACAGGTGCAATTCCTGCTCCAACACTAGCACCGACCATTCTTCCTGTCGATTCTCCAGCGCCTTCCGCTTTGACGCATTCGAGTTGTTGAGCAGTCAACTTTCCCTCAGCACCTCCACCCATATGGCGGGCACCATCCATTGTATATTCTTCTTCTGTTATAACGTTTGAATTACCACCAATACCAAAGAACCCATTGTTCTTATCAACATGCTTACGAACACCTAATACTTTGGGATCATTAGCATTGTATTGAATTCGATATCCATTCTCACCTGCTACCACAGTATAAGACGTATAGTCTCCTACAGGAAGATTGATAATAGGAATTTTTTTGGCATTCAGAACATGACCAAGAATACCAATATGTGCTACTCCAAATAAAGTGCCGATCGTCAGCACAACCCATTTAAAAGGTTTTTTTGGAGTAGCGTTGGAACTCATGGTAACTTAGGAACTGAAGGACCAGATTCTCCCATAGGAATAGCACCACCCGTTGCCTTTGGCATCGAAGGCATAGCAGCATCTAGCATTCCTGGTAAAGCACCTGCAATTGCTTCAGTAGCAGCAGCGGCAACTTTTTCTTTAGCGTCTTCGATCATAGTATCTTTGTTAAGATACACATAAGCACCACCACCAACAACGGCAGCAGATACAGCAAAAGACGATAGTGCGAGTACATTAATTAGTGTTTGCATAATTACATCTTGTAAGTGTCATCGGATTTTGGAGGTGCCTGTGTTAATTGAACAGGTCCTTGCTCAATTCTAATTGTTTGAGCAGGAGCAGTTTGTGCTGCCTTCTCAATCAATTTTTCTATGTCTGCTTTGGAGATTCCTCCGCCGCCTCCTCCAGTTTTGTCACCATTTTTCTTAGCAGTCTGAACACCGAAAGTAGCTAAAACTCCAGTGAACACGGAGGCTATGAAAGTTGGATCGAGTTTCTGTTCGGGAATTCCCAGTGCAGGGGGTAATTTAATGTACGCAAGAGTTAAAATTCCACCAGACCATACTAAGATTCCCAAGCGCACAAAAGTAGAAAGAATAGCAAGTTGCTCATCGGCATCATCAACTTTTTCTTTGAGTTTGCCGAGAGGACCCTTCTTCTTAGGTTCCTCTTTCTTTACTTCTTCTGGCATCTATGAAAAACAAAAGGCAGCTTTATTTAGCAAAATCAGGAAAAATTTTGTTAAACAGTGCGCTTGCTTCTATATGTTTACCTTGATTTGTTAACTTTCTAACTCTTTCTAGAATCTTTTTATTAAAGTTCGTAGATTTGAACGTTTCCTTCATCTTCCTGATCTCCTATGTATTCCAGGGAAATGACCTCTTGATCATCTTTTTCTGGGCTTAACCACTCGGAGAATTCTTTTTGAATGGCACAAGCATTGTCTATACCTTCAAGATCGAAGGTATCACCAGAACAAAGGTAATGCATTCTATCGACTGCCCAATCATGCGTCAGTCGAAGAGTTTTCTCCAAAGTTTCCATAGTCCTTTCGCATATAGCGTCCTAGAATGTTACTATTATAGTACGCTGGCGAACCATCGTCAAGAGACTCTGACAACACATTATTTAGAAACAGTTGTTTCGTTTCTTCATAATTACATATACCTTTTGTAGTATGAAGACTCAATATTTCTCTACTGAAGATCTCTTTGCCATACTTTTTAATATCTTCTTTTAATTCTGGACAAGATCCGTAATACCGCTTCCAATCACTCTCTTGTTTGACTTTTCTTTTCTTTCCAGGAGGTTTTCTAAATGACCAGAAATATTTTCTCCCAATGTACTGTCGTTGGTTGGACTTATTGGTAATACGGTAAACAAACCCAAAGTAGTCCCCAATAGAGTCACTATCAAAAGTTCGTTCCATGTATAACCAAGGATTTTCATAACTCATATTATATAATCTTATGAGCTATTATTTATCTTTAACCGTGACAAACCTAGTCTAGACAAAAAAAGGGGGTTTGTCAACCCCCTGAAGAATTATGTAATTTTATATTACTTCTTCTTATTGCGTGCTTCGATCTCTTTGTTCTGTCTCATGATATCTTTGATGCTACCAGAGATGCCAGTAAATCCTTCCTTAGATGGATCTGTTTGCTTCTTAGAGTCATCCTTATAACCACCAGCAGCACGGGCAGCACGACGGTTCTCAGCAAGCGTCAGGATCTCTTCTTGGGTCATAGAGATCATCTTCTGCATTGCCTCTTCTGCAGTCGCTCCTTCGTCGATTAGGTGCCCCTTAACAAGGTCGAAGAGATCTACATCTTCCTTAGGAACTCCTGCACCAGGTTTGATACCTGACAGCGCCTTATCAAGTCTTGATGTCTGCTGCTTCTGACGCTCTTGAGATCTCTGTCTCATTGCGGCGATGCTGTCATCTCCTCCTCTGGAAAGAAGAGGATTTGGAGTCTTTGGTTTTTGATCACCAAACTTTGCTCTTGCTGCAGCCTTACCAAAATCTGCTGCTTTTTTGAGATCAGAGGCAGATCCTTCAACTTTACCAGTTGTAGGGTTCTTCTTTCTCAAACGATCATATTCTGCATTTGTTTTCTGATCTTGAGCAGAAAGTTTAGGTTTTACAGGTTCTTTTGCAGGTTGTGGTTTTACTGGAGTTACTGGAGCAGGAGAGGCAGCTGCACCACCCTGTCTGTTTGGATTTCCTGCGATTGGTCTGTTGCCCTGACCTGTTACTTTCTTAGTAACTGGTTTACTATCAACACCTTGACCTGGTTTATAGTTAGGATCTGCTTTACGTCTTCTTTCAGTTTCAGCAGCGATTTGTGCGGCAGTCAGTGGTTTACCATCAGCACCTACTGGTGCATTTCCTCCTCCTCTTCTTCCCTTACTTAAAGCTTCTACAGATCTATCATAACTTGTTGCTGCATTTTTCTGAGACTGATTGCCAAATGTCCTTGACATCGTTCTTGAAAATTGACCTAGAACACCAGATCTAGGATCCAATGAGAAGTCCCCTTTAAGGTTTTCAGCGAGTTGCTCGCCGTCATACATTCCCTCATGTGCCTCTTCGTTATGAGATCCTTCCTCTAGGACCTTCATCTCGATTACTGGAACTGCCTGCTCGATGCCATGGGAGAACTCAACGTCATAATGACTTACAAACCCATTCTCGTCGGGGAAAGAGTGCTGTCCATGGACACAGGTGCCTTCGCCAAACTGCTCATGGCAGACCTTCTTAGCGCAGTTATGCTTTGTTTTTTCTGATGCTGCGGTGCAATCTCCACCCTTCATCTCTTCTTTCTTTGCTTCATAGATTGAAGCATATGCATCAGCAAGAGATCCTGCACCTTTTCCAGTAAGTCTAGACATTGTAACTCTATCTTATTTCTTGATATTCTTATTTATAAAAAAAGAGGGTCCGAAGACCCTCTCTCTCTTAGTCGGGAATATCCCCATATGCTTCATACCCATTATAGTCTCCAAACATATAAGAATCAGATTTTGCTGCTTCTCTATATGCTTCTAAAGATTCTTCAGGAGTTACGCATCTGCACTTACTGCAACCGCCATTACAACTGGAATCCAGAGAAGGAGTCTTTGGTAACATCTTGCTTGATTCCTCCAACGATGTAGGATTCAACTTCTGTTTCTTGGGGTGCCACTTGAAGACCTTTAGAAGAGATCCAATGCTCTGTCCAAGGAAGTGGGTTATTTTTTGCTGGTACATCATAGATCGGTTTAAGTCCAATTGCCTTCATCCTACGATTAGCAATCCACTCAACATACTGCTGAAGCAGTTTGTCATTCAAACCAATCATAGATCCATCTTTGAACAAATACTCTGCCCAAAGTTTTTCTTGATTGACTGCATTCTCAAATGCCTTGATTAACCAACCCTCTTCTTCCTTCGCAATCTTCTTCATTTCAGGATCATCGCCATCTTGCCACTTCTTCAAAATGTTCTGAGTGATAGCAAGATGCTGGTTTTCATCTCTAGCAATTAGAGAGATGATTTTCGCGCTTCCTTCCATAAGTTTGAGTTCGCCAAATGCAAAACTGCAAGCGAATGACACGTAAAAGCGAATACCTTCAAGAATATTAACGTTTGCAACTGCTCTGTAGAGTTTGCGCTTGAGTTCATACCTTGCGTCCTGTGCGTAGTAAATTCCTTCTAGTGCGTGCTGCCATTCATGCGAATTGTCATATCGATGGGCAGCATTAATGAAGTCATTATATGCCTGAGTAACACTCATGGCACGTTCTACGATACGATCATCGCTCAGAATGTGATCAAACACATCTGAGGGATCCGAATAAACGTTTTTAATAACGTAGGTGTAGGAGCGACTATGGATCATTTCCATAAACTCCCAGACCTTCATACATGCTTCCAGTTCGGGAAGAGAACAGTATGGCGCAAATGCCATACCAGGACCACGACCCTGAACAGAGTCAAGCATAACCTGATACTTCAAATTAGAAGTAAAAATATGCTTCTGTTCTGGGCGTAGAGTTTGATAATCTGAGCGATCCTTTTGGAGAGAAACCTCCTCAGGACGCCAGAAATAACCTAATTGTTGTGTTGTTAATCTATCAAAAACTGGATACTTGTAAGAATCGTATCTTTGAATACCAAGTGGTTTACCAAAGAACATTGGTTGTTTTTTAGTGTCTACCTCTTCTGAATTAAATACGGTCATAGAATCGACCATTGGTCTTTCCTCTTTATTAGTTTTAAATCTTACAAGACTCACAGTCTTCCTCCTCGGCTTGTTCTAGTTGAGAGATTAGATTTTCAAGAGACTCTTTAGATGTCTCTTCGACCTCATCGGTCTTAATGTCGTAGGTGTTCTGATAATAGCTGGTCTTCCAGCCATATTTGTATGTAGTTAGAAGGTCTTGTGCCATGACCGACACAGGAACTTCATTGTCGGGATACTGAGTTGGATTATAACTCCAGTTGCCGCTGATTGCTTGGTCAAAGAACTTCTGCATTACAGCAACAATATTAATATAACCACGATTGGACTCCATATCCCACAGAAGAGTGTAATGGTTCTTAAGAGATTGATATTGAGGGACAATCTGCTTAAGCGGTCCTTTTTTACTCTTCTTAATGGACAAGTATCCTCTAGGAGGTTCAATTCCGTTTGTGGCATTTGACACAACGGAACTGCTCTCCGAAGGCATCTGTGCGGACAATGTTGAGTTCCGTACTCCGTATTTGAGAA